AGAGTTAGTAGTGATACTTATATTAATTTCTTTGAAGGTGAAACTGTTTATCAAGTATCTGGTGTTACGGGCGCGACTGCTGAACTTGCAAATGCAACTGCAACTGCTGTTGCAACCGATTGGGATGATGATGTAACTACACTAACACTAACAAATATCGTTGGTACAATTTCTACCAGTGATGGTCAGACCATTAAGGGTGCAGTATCAAGTGCAGAATACGAAATCAATAGCAGTACAACAACTACAGTTATTATACCACAAGAACCTCAAGATGATGCACCTGCCGGAGATAATGAAGAAATAGAATTCAATCGTGATGTGGACGACATATTTGACTTTACAGAAACAGATCCTTTCAGTGAAGGGAATTATTAATGTTTACACAATTTTACAACGAATCAATTAGAAAACTAATCATTGGGTTTGGTTCTCTTTTCAATGACATCAATGTCGAACGAAGAAACACAGACGGAACACTCAAGGAAACCATTCGCGTGCCACTTTCATATGGACCAAAAGAAAAGTTCATAAGAAGGATACAAGAAAGCAGTAGCATATCAGACCACTCTAAGGTGCAAATTACATTACCGAGATTGGGTTTCGATATTACAGGTATTCAATACGACCCAACAAGAAAAACAAATAAACTCCGCAAAACTAAAGTAATTTCACAAGACGGATTGTCACAATCATACAACTATGCAGAAGTTCCTTATATCATTTCACTGGGACTTTATGCATTTTCAAGAAACCAAAATGACAACTTACAAATAGTAGAACAAATTTTGCCGTACTTTACGCCAGAATTTATTGTTTCTATGAAAGTAAATGATATAAACAACAAAGTAGATGTGCCCATAGTTTTAGGTGGTGTAAACACGGTAGAAGAATATGAAGGTGCATTTGATACTAGAAGAAACCTTACATCTACTTTTGAATTTACAGCAAAAACCTACATATATGGTCCAGTTAAATCTAGTAAGATGATTTTGCAATCAGAAATAGATATATTTGGGTCAGAAGAAAAATGGGACTATCCTGTAGATGGTGTACATGATTTACGAATAGGTATTACTGGTGGTTTCAGTGGTGGAACTGGTAGTGATAACCAAATTTATGGTGATTATTATTATGAATGAAAAGAAGTCAGTTGACGAAAAACTATCAGAAGCATTAAATACAGAATTCAAACCAAAAGAAGAACCAAAAGAACTCGCACCCAAACCGATACGAGAGATTGAGGTTGCAGCCGTTGACAGCGAAAAAGATTATTGGTTGGTTCGTAAGAACATGAAAGAACTCATCAAGCAAGGTGAAGATGCCATTGATGGTATTCTAAATGTTGCAACGCAAGGTGATGCTCCAAGAGCATATGAAGTTGCAGCCCAGATGATAAAGACCGTTGCAGAGGTGAACAAAGACCTCATTGATTTACACAAGAAAGTAAAAGAAATCAATAAAGAAGAAGTTAATATCAATAATACAACCAATCAATCAATTTATGTTGGTTCTACGAGTGATTTGCAAGACCTAATAAATGCAGAGAGAAGTCGAACAAAAGCACTCACACAAGATATTATTGATACAGAGATAGTAAATGACAAATAAATCAAAAGGTTATTTAGGAAATAAACAACTTAAAGAGGCTGGCGTTGATATTGAGTTCACTGAAGAACAGGTAGTCGAGTATATGAAATGTGCCAAAGACCCTGTATACTTTATTGAGAAGTATATTAAGGTTGTTTCATTGGACGAAGGCCTTGTTCCCTTTAAGTTATATGACTTTCAAGAAGACATGGTGCAAACGGTACATGAAAACAGATTCACCATTGCAAAACTTCCTCGACAATCTGGTAAGTCCACTACTATGGTTGCATACCTACTACACTACACCCTGTTCAATCAGAATATGAATGTTGCGATTCTTGCAAACAAGCAGGCGGTTGCGAAAGATATTCTCAGTAGACTGCAACTCACATACGAATACTTACCACTTTGGTTGCAACAGGGGATTGTAGAGTGGAATAAAGCATCCATTAAACTTGAAAATGGTTCAAGGATTATTGCATCATCTACATCATCTAGTGCTATTCGTGGTGGTTCATATAATGCAATTTTACTTGATGAATTCGCACATGTTCCTACCAATATTGCCGAAGAATTCTTCAATTCAGTATATCCGACAATTTCCGCGGGACAAGAAACCAAAGTGATTATGATTTCAACACCAAACGGATTGAATATGTTCTATTATTATTGGAAAGGTGCGACAAAGAAACTTGGCGAAGATGGTAAGAACGATTACATTCCAATTGAAGTAAGTTGGGATCAAGTACCGCAATATCCTGGTGGTCCATTACGAGATGAAAAGTGGAAAGAAGAAACTATTGCCAATACCAGTGCAGAGCAATTCCAACAAGAATTCATTTGCGACTTCTTGGGTAGTCAAAACACTCTGATTTCTTCTGCGAAACTTCGTGTGTTGAATTGGGCAACACCAAAAACCAAAGATGCAGACGGACTATGGATATATGAAGAACCGAAAGAAGATAGAGATTACTTCATTACGGTTGATACTTCCAGAGGTCAAGGAAAAGATTATAGTGCATTTGTGGTGATTGACGCTACAGAAATGCCATATAAAATGGTTGCGAGATACAGAAATAACACAATATCTCCTATGGTATATCCAACCGTTATTCGTGCTGTTGCAATGAGATATAACCATGCGGGTGTTTTGATTGAGATTAACGATATTGGTGGACAAGTAGCTGATATTTTACATCAAGACCTAGAATATGAAAATGTTATGATGACGACATATAAAGGTCGTGCAGGGCAAGTGATGAGTGGTGGTTTTGGTGGAAGAAGTTCCCAATCACAATTGGGTGTACGAACAACGATGCCAGTCAAAAAACTTGGGTGTTCTATATTGAAAAGTTTAATAGAAGAAGATAAACTTCTTGTAGAAGACGTTGATACGATTAATGAATTGATTACCTTTATTGCAAAAAAGAATTCATTTGAAGCAGATGATGGTCATACAGACGATTTGGTAATGTCTTTGGTGCTTTTTGCGTGGATGACCAGACAGGATTATTTTAAATCCTTAACTGATGCAGACATCAGAACACAGATATATGAGGAAAAAATTAGAGATATTGAGGATGAATTAATGCCGTTTGGTTTCATTGCTGACGAAGCAGAGGAAGGTGAATGGGATGGTGAAGATAGATGGTTTTCGATGTAGAAAACCATAAAAGTATAAATATCAAGAATACAAATAGTATTGTTTGAAAATAAATAATTAAATATCTTCAAGGAGATTCACATGGCAAGACCAAATGTAACAGTTATTATTAATGACGAAAGTTTTTTCGTTCCAGGAACAGAATCTGGAGCTTCATTACGGGCAGGAATGCCATCATTTAACGACCTTATTGGTGCAGTTGGATATACTGCAGAACGTAAAAGTGGTGTGATGCGAGTCAATAATCTATTAGAATGGATTAGTAGATTGAAATCAAATGATCCCGTTGGATCTGGTGCAAGTGCTGATGCCTTCAATGAGGGATCTGCTGGTGGAACATTTGCAAGATGGGCAGCTGGACCAACTGGTGATTGGGAAAATGAATGGTGGGCAGCACATAATTACCTACAATATGGTGGTGTACTAATTGTCGGTTCAACTGGAGAAGAAACTGCACACACGGCAATCACTGCATTAAAAGATTCGCAACTCCCTCTTGATATTGTATTTGCTGCAACTGGTGGAGATGAAGTATCGAGCATCGCAGGAATTGCGACCAGCCGAGGTGATTGTATTGCTGTTGTGTCTGCAAGTGGTGGTTCGGCGACAGATGCTATAAAATACGGTTCCACTGATGACGAATTTTGTTTTAGCGTGTTTGGTCAAAAGCGACATTTAAATATCTTTCGGAATCTCGATAATTCTGCTGATTCTACTAATGATTACATTATAACTAATTGTGCTGCAGATGCCGCAGGGTGTATTGCTCGTTCCGATAAACTTAAAGACCCTTGGTGGTCTCCTGCAGGATTTTCGCGAGGTCAAATTCTTGATGTAATAGGTTTGGTAGAAAATCCCACGAATTCAGAAATGGATGGCATGTATGATGATGATATTAATCCTGTAGTAACCTTTCCTGGAGAAGGAACTGTGTTATTTGGAGACAAAACTGGAGCAGGTGCTACCAGTTCTTTAAGTAGAATTAATGTTTCTCGACTATTCATCTACTTGAAAAAGAGAGTTGGTGCTGCTGCACGGAGTAAATTATTCGAATTTAACGATGCGCAGACGCGTGCATCTTTCGTTAATGCAGTTGATCCGATGTTGAGAAATATTCAAAATCGAAGAGGAGTATATGATTACAAAGTGGTTTGTGATGAATCAAAT